GTTGCCACAGGGCAAGATAAGACAAATGCAGCAGGCACAGGTACTGCTACTGCAACAACTAAAGCAAATGCTGGAAAAGCATTTAAAATGACGAGCCAAAAAGATCTAGTAGATTTTTATGGTGTACCTTTCTTTGAAAAGACAGCAAGTTCAAACCCAGTACATGGTGGAGAACGCAACGAATACGGTCTTCTAGCAGCATACAGTTTGCTAGGAGTGAGCAACGCAGCATTTATTGTTAGGGCTGACGTAGATTTAACCGAATTAGAAGCATCAGCATCAGCCCCGGGAGCATTACCAGACGATGGACAATGGTGGTTAGATACACGTTCTACAGCTTGGGGTATCCAAGAATGGAATGGGTCTTCAGCCACAGTAGTTGGTGGACAAAAGTTCACAACTAAGATTCCATATGTGTTAACAGATGATGATGTAGACAATATCACTAGCAATGCTCCAAAAACTTCTTTTGGTGCCACAGGCGATTACGCAGTAGTGGTAGAAACTGTAGATGGTTCTGGTACATTCACTGCTTCAAAAGAATATGCAAGAATTTATTACAAATCACCAGGTAACGGCAACGTTGCAGGCGGTGGCACAGCAGTAGCAGCAGGAACCTGGGTAAAACTAGGAAGCCAAGCATGGGCAGCAAGTTGGCCCACAGTTAAAGGCACTGTGGCAATTACTGGTAATGTTGCTGATGGTAATTTTGTAATCAACGGAACTACCGTTAATGTATCTGGAACCCCTACATTAACTACTTTGGCTTCTACCATCAATGGATTAACTCTTACAGGCGTAAATGCTAATGTAGTCAACAACAGGTTATATCTATATTCAAACGGCGCCACTGACACTGATGGTGATTCATCCAATGCCAATTCTATCACTGTTACCAGTGGTAGTATAAATGTCACGACAATTTTTGGTATAACATCTGGATCAACATATCATGGTCCTCGTCTTGCACAAGCACCACACACATCAGTTCCAGCTTTCAAGATCGGTGACAATGATGATGATGGTACAGGCACGTTAGCTAACGGTCGTCCAACAGGATCTATATGGATCAAAACCACAGAACCAAACAGCGGTGCACGCTGGATCGTAAAGAAATGGAATTCAGCTACAGAAACATGGGTCACTGTAAACGCACCGATTTATTCTTCAGGACACTCTGCACTATACTACCTTGATAGATCAGGCGGCGGAGCAAATATTGGACAAGGTGAACTATTTGTACAAAGTAACGCAGAAGAAGACAGTTTATACGATGCAAGTCCAGAAACAGCAACGTTCCGTATTTGGAGCAGAGCTGTAGCAGCCAATTCTACAACTAAAATCACTTCACAGGCAATTACTGCAGAAGAAGTAGCAAATGGCAGTTTAATTTGGACTTTGAAACAATCGATTCCAGGCAGTGCTACACTAGTATCGAAAACTATTACATTCACAACTACAAGCAGCGGATCACCAGCTGTATCCAACGCACCTAGAGAAATCGCAGACGCTATCAATGCCATTGCAAACTTTGGTTTTGATAATTCAGACCCAGCGAACCCAGTTGAAATTCCTAGTTACATTGAAGCTAGTGTTACTGAAGATAACGAGTTGGTGATTGAGCATTTACAGGGTGGAGAAATTCGTTTCTCAGCCACAGGTGCTAGTTTAACTGCATTAACAACATTATTTGCACCATTTAATATAGATGCTCTTACTGGTACAGCTAATTTTTATACTTTACCAGCAAACTCATCTGAAAACTATGTGGCTTCAGGATGGAGACCACTAGCAGCTACGGATTTCTTAGCATCTAACAATGCTCCAAGCAACGATCCATCAGATGGTCAACTATGGTACAATTCTGCAGTTAACGAAATCGACATAATGGTACACAATGGCAACACGTGGGTTGGATATCTAGATGAATTTGCTAGCACCAAAGCAACAGGACCGACAGTTTCTGCATCAAATCCTTATACCGGCGGTGTAACATTTGTTGACAACGATCTATGGATCTCAACAGCAGATCTAGAAAACTTCCCAACAATCTATCGCTACAACAGCAACATTCAAGGTGTTCCTGTAAGCGAAAAATGGGAGTTGGTTGACAAAACTGATCAAACCACAGAGTCGGGAGTTTTATTTGCTGATGCACGTTGGGGTAAAATTGGCATTACTGGTAACACAGCAGCAACTATTCAAGCATTGCTGACAAGCAATTACTTAGACCCAGATGCTCCAGATCCAGCACTGTATCCAAAAGGTATGTTGTTATGGAATACTCGCAGATCCGACGGTAACGTTAAGAGATACGAAGTAAATTACATCGATCAAACTAAAGACAATGAAAGATACGATTCTACTAATTCACCTCTAGGTAATGCTGTAGTTACTGCAGAATCTATGAGTAGTTATATAGAAAAAGATCGTTGGGTCACAGCTTCACCAAACAACGAAGACGGTTCTGGCACGTTCCTACGCAAAGCACAACGATCAGTTATTGTTGCGTCATTGAAGAGTGCAGTTGATACCAGCCAAGAAATACGTGATGAAGAACGTCGTAACTTTACCTTAATTGCTTGTCCAGGATATCCTGAACTAATGAGCAACCTAGTTAACTTGAATATCGATCGTGGTGTAACAGCATTTGTTATCGCTGACACACCATTGCGTTTACCAAGTGATGCTACTTCATTAACCAACTATGGTTCTAATGCAGAACTAGTAACAGACAACAATGACGAAGGTATTGTTACCTATGACGAATATCTAGCTGTGTTTTATCCAAGTGGATTCACAACAGATCTAGGTGGTTCAAATGCAGTTGTTCCAGCAACACATATGATGTTGAAAACAATCGCTCTAAGTGACAATGCAAGTTATCCATGGTTTGCACCAGCAGGTACAAGACGTGGTGGAATCACTAACGCAACATCAGTAGGTTACATTGATGCCGCAACAGGTGAATTCCAAACTGTGGCATTGAACGAAGGTCAACGTGATACACTATATGATCAAAAAATTAACCCAATCACATTCTTCAATGGTGTTGGTTTAATCAACTTTGGTCAAAAGACTCGCGCAAGAAATGCAAGTGCGTTAGACAGAATCAACGTGGCACGGTTAACAGTATATCTACGCAGTCAGTTGAATAAACTAGCTCGTCCATATATCTTTGAACCTAATGATAAGATTACCAGAGACGAAATCAAACAGGCCGTTGACAGCCTGTTGCTTGAGTTAGTGGGTTTAAGAGCATTGTATGACTTTGCAGTTGTATGTGATGAAACCAACAACACACCAGCAAGGGTTGATCGCAACGAACTTTGGGTAGATATTGCTATCGAACCAGTTAAGGCTGTTGAGTTCATTTACATTCCATTGCGTGTCAAGAACACAGGAGAGATTTAAAAATGGCAATTACATCATTAAATAATTTATCAGTCCCAACCAACAGCGGTACGCAAGTACTGTTGATGCCGAAATTAAAGTATCGCTATAGAGTGACTCTTCTGGGTTTTGGTGTTCAAGCAGCTACAGAACTTACCAAACAGGTCAAAGACGTAACTAGACCAAAAGTAAACTTTGAAGAAATCACACTAGATGTCTACAACTCAAAAGTTTACCTAGCTGGTAAACATACCTTTGAAATGGTAACATTAACTTTACGTGATGATGCCAGCGGCGAAGTACAAAAACTAGTTGGTCAACAGATACAGAAACAATTCGACTTCCTAGAACAAGCATCTGCACGTTCAGGTATTGACTATAAATTCACAACACGTATCGAAGTTCTAGATGGTGGTAACGCTAACCTAGCACCAAAAATTCTTGAAACAATCAGTTTGTATGGTTGCTTTGTACAGAATGCAGACTACGGTGAATTAGCATACGGTACCAACGAAGAAGCCACAGTAGCACTAGCCATACGTTTCGATAACATGGAACAATGGGGCGCAGACAAGACCGCTACCAGCCTAGAAGGCGGTATTGGTGCAGCAGTAGGACGTCAAATCGCTACCCAAGCAGTAACAGGCGCATTAGGCACACAAGGCTAATAGCCACAGTTAGAATCAAAAGAACCCGATTAGTTCGGGTTTTTTTGTGACATAAATATTAGTATGGCAAATAAATTTACACGTTTTCTCAATGGTGTCGGTACAGGAATCACTAATCCCAAAGGATTGGTCAGCAACTGGCAGCATGCTACTCGACTGTTCATCGATGATACCTATCGATTATCTCCTCGCACAAAATTCAACTATTATGTTAGATTTGAAATAGACAAGACTGCACACAAAGCACCATCATTTACCGCCAGACACAGTGATGAAGTAGGCCTGCTTGTAAAAACTGTGGAGCTGCCAAAATATAATTTTGATACAGTAGTTAAAAATCAATATAATAGAAAAAAGATTGTTTATACAAATATCAATTATGAACCTATCAGTATCACACTACATGACGATAATGCCGGAGTCATAAATGCACTATGGGCCATTTATTATGGATACTATATCGCAGACAGACAAAATCCAGTATCAGCTTATAATGATAACAAATATCGTTCAACTAAAACTCCGCTGGATAATTTCAGATATGGTATGGACAATAATATTTCCGTGCCATTTTTTAAAAGTGTCAGTATCTATACCATGAGTCGAAAACGATTTTTAGGATACACACTGATCAACCCAAGAATAAAATCATGGAATCATGGTTCTGTAGATTACGCAGCCAATGAAACTCTAGAAAGCACAATGTCCTTGGAATACGAAGCAGTGAAATATTCTGCAGGTAACGTATCAAGAAATAATCCCAAAGGATTTGCTACACTGCATTATGATTCATTGCCAAGT